GCTCTTACAGACTCAATCGGTGCTTACGGTGAGTTCTCTGTTCAAACAGACGAGACTGCTGATAACGCATACGGTGTTAAAGTTGGTGCGAAGTACACCTTCTAAATAGGACGAGACCTTTCGTGCGGTCTCTACATTCGGAACTACTCAGACCTCTGCTTGACAGGGGTCTTTTTTATGGTACAATGTGAACATCTCCTGACATCTAAATAGATTTGTTACAGGAGGTAAAGAAAATGTTTAAGATCAGGTGGGAGGGACATACCGCACCTGAGTATGACCCAGACAGACACAACCCAGAGAAAGTATTTGCTCTGCTGTGTTATCGTGGTATTCACTACGCGAAGTGGGTTCAACTGAACATAGTCTTTTATAAGTACAACTGGAAAGTAACTCTACAACAATGATAGAAATTACAGAGAAGCAACTCAAGATGAATGAGAAATCATATCTTGATAGAGTAGAGCAGGGTGAACCTATACTCCTAGCAAAAGAAGATGGATCTAAAGTGCTGATGGTACCTCAAAACCCAGAGGATCTAAGGCATCTCTGGGATCATGACGACGGAGCATAAATAAAAATAAACTCTCAACACAATGTGGAACGTACATATAATAATTGACACTAACAGTGCCAGTGAACTTGCTACTGGTGTCACATCATTAAAAACATTTGCTACTGGATTTCCTGGCATCAAACCTACAGTACATGATACTGCTAGGCATGGTGAGCAGATGAGGTACGTGAAGCAGTGGTGTCTAGACAACGATGCTGTCTACTCACGACATCTTGGTGCTTTTAAGAAGTCGGATGACATATACTCAGAGATTATGCGTAGGTCTACACAGCCTACTGTGATTATGTTTGGAGACTGTGTGTTCTATCAGGACATGCGAGGTACAGTAGTGAACAAATGGTTCAAAGGTTTCTTGGTACCCCCTAGTGATAAGGGTACATCAAGTACTACCTTCCCAGACTACAAGGTAATTAAAGAGAGTTATTATGGTGAGCATCTACTGTTCATCAAGGAACCAGTAAAGGGTTGGGCAAAGGTACAATCTATGATTGAGGAGTTCGATTCTTTCTACAGATTATGGTCTCCAAGTTATGTAATTAGAGATGGATATATCTACGAAGAACCAAAAGGATTAACATATCCTGTGTGGAAAACCGAATCAGAAGCGTTTTCTGCCGATGACTTATCTAAATATGATACAATAAAGGGTGGTGGAAAGTACACCATGATACAAAAAGAACTGATCGACTCAGGTCAGACTGCCCTTGCTAATACCCATATGACTTACGTCAACGCTGCGATAGCAGAGGATTGGCCAAGTATAGTTGGAGCAAGGACAGCAATGTACTTGACATAACGTTCATGGTAGGGTAGACTAGAACACATCCTATAATAGAATGGTACAAAAACTCATACGGAACTTACCTCTATCAACAGAGTTCTCATCAAGAGATACTTACACAAAGGAAGAGGTCAATGCTCTGATCGCTGCTGCTGTGGCAGAAGCGAGAGCTATTGATGAGGCATCAATGGCAAAGCACAACAGAGACGCTACAGTTATCTCTATGATACTTGGTTTCACTGTACTGGCACTATTCATTGACGGATTGCTTAGAATCCTAGGCATTATCCCACCGTTCATGGACATAGATGTCAATATTATTGACGACATAACGCGACAAGTTTTAGAAAAACTCCCTAAACTATGAGAAAAAGTGAAAAGGTAAGGCACCAACTCAAATCCAGATGGTACTATATTTTCTGGGGTGCTGCTACTCTATCGGTATTTGCTGGCCAGATGTATGTCGGGTCAGGTTACAGACAAATGTCACGATCCTTTAACAGGATAGTTGACATTCTTGTTGAAGTAAGTCAACCTACACCTAGGGGATACTACGCACCGATGGTGCCACCACCCCCTACATTCAACGAACAGGACATGGTAGTACGATGAACAACTGGACACCCTCTAAGATGCTTCTCCGTCAGAACGTATTGAGAAAACTGATGGCATCCTTTACTAACAGATCACCTAGAGAGGTGTACGATTGTGCAGACATGTGGTGCGACACCCACGATAACATCGAAGGGGTTGTAGAATTTTGTAAGACACGCTATAATCTAAAATGACTTTTTAGTTACCAAAAAAGTGGAAAAAAATTTTCGGGTATTTTTTTACCCCTATGATTTTTCTAGACTATATAATAGACTGACTTAATTATTATGCAAAAAATTATTAACGGAATCGCTATCGCTAGCGGTGTTGTATCCCTTACTGTCGTTGGACTAGGTGGATACGTATTCATTCGTAAGGATGCTATTGTCGATGGCATCAAAGGAAAGGTAATGGAAGCGGTCATGCCTGATATCGGTGGAGGTATCATGAACTCTTTACCAGAGGCAACAGGTCCTGCTTTACCTATACCAAGTAACCCATTTGGAGGATAACTCATGGCAGAAGTAAAGAAGGAAGAGAAGAAAGGTATCCTTGGTAAGATCAAGGAGGCAGCAGATGATAAAGAAGAACAACTGCTACTTCTCTCCACCTTCGTTAGACTAGGCATCCTCGTCTGGTCAGCAGGGATACTCACACTTAACTACGTTGAGATACCTGGTTACAAACAGGAACAGAAAATTGATCCGACCTTTATAGCCTCTGTGTTTACAGGAACTTTAGCTACGTTCGGGGTTCAGACTTCAAGCAAGAAGAACAACGGAGGAGGCTCTAGTGGTGGCTCTATTAGTAAGAAGGACATGGAAGCACTCATTGCTAAGGCAAGTGAGACTGCTCCTGCTCAGACCATTAGGATTGAGCAAGCACCTGTGAAGATTCTACCTGATACTAAATGACATTCTCTAAAGATATAAAAGAAGGAACCAAGAAGTCACACTCTGCTGCTGAGAACACTTCATTCGTGAAGAGTTTTCTCGGTGGGTGTGTAAAGGAGGAGAACTACAGGAAACTTGTAGCAGACTTCTACTATGTCTATCGTGCGTTAGAAGAACGCATGGACACTCATGCCATGTCACCTGTGCTAGGTCCTCTACAAGAGTTGAAAGAACTCAACAGGACTAGAGCATTAGAGAAAGACCTTAAGTATTTCTATGGTGACAACTGGTTCATGAAGATCAAACCAAGTGATTCATGTCAATCATATGTCAATCGCATCATGGAGTGTGAAGAGGAGTTGCTAGTGGGTCACCACTACACTCGTTACCTCGGTGATCTATCTGGTGGTCAGATACTGAAGACCATAGCAAAGAAGGCAATGAAACTAGAAGAGGGTCTTGCTTTCTATGAGTTTGACATTGAGGACAAGAAAGAATACAAGGCAAAGTATCGTAAGATACTAGACAGTCTACCACTCACTATGTCACAGCAGAATGCTATCATAGTGGAAGCAAACTTCGCCTTCCGTCTCAACATGTATATGTTTGATGAATTAGATGGTAGTCCTGCTGTAGGTGCATGGCAAGTGTTCTTCAACACAATGTTTAACAAAAGATAAAGTACCTATGACTTAGGTCACATAGATAATACAGAATTCAAAGAGGTCACAGAGATGTACTAAACTTCTCTTGTTATGCTCAATGTAAGGGACTCACCACGAGTCCCTTTTTTAATGGAAGTATGTTACTATATAATAGTAAGTATATTTACTTAGTAGATGAAAAACCTACCCATCAAATCAACCTGTATTACCTTCGGTATTATCATAGGTACAGCAGCATTTCTTATCCCACAAGCGTGGGTTACACCTTACATAGTATGAAACGATTTAACACATGGGTCTTGGACACAACAATCTATGTCTTAGACTTTCTCTACAGAGGTAGAGACTTCCAAAGGTTCTGGGTGCTAGAGGTCATAGCAAGAGCACCATACTTCTCATTCATTAGTGTGTTACATTTTCGTGAAAGTCTTGGACTTCGAGGAGAAGATCATGTATACTTGATGAAGGAACATTTTTATCAAGCACTGAATGAAACAGAGCACCTCGAAGAGATGGAACTCAGAGACGGTAACAAGTATTGGATTGACCGCTTCTTTGCCAAGCATCTTGTTCTATTGTATTATTGGATCATGGTTGTTTATTATCTTGTCGATAGTGAAAACGCTTACGACATTAACATGAAGATAGAGAAGCATGCTTACGAGACGTACACTAAGTACGCAGCGTATCATCCAGAAGACACTAAGATACAAGAGATCGCACAAGACGAACTCAACCACGCAAAGGAACTACAACATGCTATGATGTTACATGTCTGAATATGAAAAGAGATTAGAAGATCCCTGTTGGCAGAGACATCAGGAACTGGTGAGTGTGTTTCTACTGGACTCACACAACACCAGTTATTTTTGGAAGAGAGAAGACAACACATATTACTGGCAACATTGTCGCAAAGAACTTGACGATGACCTCTTCGTAGATGCTGAGGGTCTTCAGTTAGATATGTTTGGAAACCCTGTCTTACCAAAGGATTTCATTATGAAGGCAATCTTAAGTGTATAAGTATAGGTAATACATTATATTAATACATGTTATCTACAGCATACCGCCTTCGTCTTGAAGGAATCTGCAAGTCCATAGCAGCAGGAACAGAAGTCAGCATTGACGATATGATTTGGGCACAAAAACTAGCGAAAGCAAACACCAGTGCTAGAGGTATGATAAAACAAGCAAGAAGACAAGCAAGGAATCCTAACGATTCTTTTCTGAATAACTTGAACATTGGAGACCCCGATTCAAGTAATCATAAGAGGGGTTTCGATTCACCAGATGAAATTGTAGATTGGTTCAGACCTGATAGGTCAGATGATTGGAGGCAACGAGATTAATGTTTAAATTTTTACAGTGGGCATGGGAGACACTATCATGGGTAGATGGTTTCCTCTTTACAATATGGATAATTATATTGTATTATGCATACGCAGCAATAAACAGTAAGTTTAAAAAGAAATGACTGTGGTTCACAGCGTAAACATCATGGTCTTTACGCTATGTGTAGCAGTTTGTTTTGTAATCTATGCTATACTAACTTACGATGACTAAATTTATACTACTACCGTTCATACTGGTTGGATGTACAGCACCAATCACTGATCCTCCTGCTCATGCTAACCTTGAGCAAGACTATAACACTCTTATGATCTGGGCGAGAAAGAACGTTGAGTATGAACGTAACAAAGTCAGAGTAGAAGGTATAGAAGATGACATATATAAAGCACTAATGGAGTTTGAAAATGGGAGCGATGACACCACCAAGCAGGAAGAGTTGTTACAACTTCCGAGTGATCAGCATTGACAAAGTTGTAGATGGTGATACAATAGATGTTACTATAGACCTTGGGTTCGATCTCTACAAGAAAGAGAGAGTGAGAGTCGCAGGGGTAGACACACCAGAAAAAAGGACAAGGAATCTTGAAGAAAAAGCACTCGGTCTGGACGCGACTGCATGGATTAAAAACAAGCTCGAAGGTGCTGTTGACGGTGACGATGACCTTATTATTAGGACTGAACTTGATGGTGGGGTCGGTAAATATGGTCGTCTTCTTGGGTGGCTTTATATCGGGGATGCAACTGTGTCCCTTAACGAGAGAATGATTGACGAAGGATATGCTTGGGCATACGATGGCGGTACAAAGAATAAGAACTTCGAGGAACTAAAAGAGATACGTAGGAACCAAGGAACTTATGTCGATCCCACAGATTAATAATGTGGGTGTGAGTGATGTTAATGTCTTTAGGATAGAAGTACCACAGATATATTCACTACCACCCGCAGTACAGACAGTACCATTCATATTAAACATAGGTTCACCTATTGTGAACATGCCAGGTTGTGTCAAGTATCACCCTGACGCAGCAGACAATAGACAAACCCCCAACCTAATAGAGGATGACTCTAGTGGGTCGAGGGTTCTTTGTGATGCTGACTATCCAATGTATGATGCGATGGACTATACTCCAGAAGATTTGAACATATATGTAGAGACTCCACCACCCAAGGTAGAACCACCACCTGATCCACCAGGTGCTCCAGAGGTTCCTGATACATCTAATGTAGGAGAGGAGACACCATGTCCTGCTCCTAATCAACCACGAGTCGGTGATCTAACACAGGATGGTAATGAGAAAGTGGTAGGTCATGAACTACAGGGTACTACCTGTGTAGTATTGTATGAGGACACTACTGCTGCTGAGAAATACCTTCCCTCTACAAATCAGGTCAGCACGACAGCATCCATAGCAGTGGTCGCAACCGCAGCAGCTGCTGCCACACCACTACTGTTGAGGGTAGTTAAACCTGTGATTAAAAAAGTATGGACTACAGTTCAGAAAAAGTTTGGTAAGACACCACCTAAGTTAACGAGAATGGATATAAAAACTAATCAATATCGCCAATCGAAAGGTCTACCTCCTTTGAAGAAATAGAATGAGTGTGATCACCTACTACACCAGGTGGATTGATTAACATAACGTCAGCACATACACTATAGTATGGTGACTTAGGATGGAACACTATGCCCTCCTTTTTCATCTGCCCACAATTTTTCAACCTAGCTATCTCAAAGTCAAGGCGTTTATTTG